GCATAATTTCAACATTTCTGAAAAAGGTGTAACTAATAGAGTAATGCCCAACGACTTATTAGGACAAATCCATTCCAGCACTTCACCTTGGTCAAAGGATTGGGGTGATTTTAGGGGCGAGGTCACTGGAATGTACTTATTAAGCGGTCAAGGGGGAGAATGGGACGCCCAGCATTTAATAAGAGAATATAACCGCAACATTAATTCTCGTTATAAAAGCTGGACAGGAGTAGAACCTTCGACAACGGGATTGTTTATAGATCCTTACAATGCAGGGTTTAGCTACCAAGGAACGGGAGATTTTGCGGCCTACAATTGGGATAAATATAGTATTCAGTTCGATGGCGTTGATGAGTATGTAAACACCTATACGCTGCCCCCAATAACTGATTACTCTTCCACCATTAGTTATTGGTGTAACATGACCGACCTCGACGGCTCTCAGTTTATGGGAGGTTATGGTTCGGGAGCCTTCCAGCGCTACTGGATGGGCTTCTCAAGCACAGGAACCAGTCTGGGGTTTACGGATACTTCCGTCCCCGACCACATTGACTCGGTGTCCTTAAGCGGGTCCATCACCACAGGTACGTGGCACCACCTTTGTCTGGTCTGCACTGGAAATGTTGTCGCTGGAAGTGGAACGGCTACCTATTATGTGGACGGAGAGGAAAAACAGTCTGTATATTTCGGTGAAGACGCAGCGGCACTCTGTGGGAGTTACTTCTACATGGGGGCCACCTCATTCTGGTTCGCCGCCCCAGGACCACGGCTAACCATCGCATATATGAACGGGAAAATTGATGAAGTGGGCCTATGGAGTAGTGCGCTTTCCTCTTCTGACGTAAGTGCCATTTACAACGAGGGGACTCCCAAATCCCTAGCCTCATACAACCCACAAGGATGGTGGAGAATGGGGGACGGCGATACTTATCCCTATATTAAGAACCACGGGACGGAGGTGGGGGACAGCGGTTCTATGGCTTACATGACAAACATGGAATCTTCCGACATAGTAAGAGACACACCTTAAAAATAAAAAAAATATGAATTATAATAACAGACATTACATGACCCTTCCCTTTTCAAGCATTACGGAGGGTATGATGGACGCGGCGATGGAGACATCTTTCGATACCCTGCGTCATTCCGTGGAGGGAGAGGGAGTAGATAGGGTTGTCTTAAAATACGAAGGCGAAAGGCCTGCGGTATTTAATGGGGTTACTACCTATACCCATGCAGAGATACTTGAAATCATGAGTGGTCCTGATTGGACCCCGCCTAACCCTCAGCCCCCGTCCTAAACCTCTTCAATAGGTATTTGGTATTTAGCATAGGGTAAGAACCAATGCTCGCAGCTCTCCAAGACATCTTTAAGAAGAACCATAGACATTAAATCTTTTCGTCCCTTGCGTCTATATCCTTTATAGAGACACTCATCTACTCGGGTAACCGTGTCCCTTAAGTCGCATTTTTCTTTTGCGAGGTTGTAGAGGTCGATGTTTTTCACATGGAGGAAAAAAGCCCCCAAATCAAAAGCTACCCACAAGGGAGTGCCCTTTTCATTGCACCATCCCGTCTTTCCTCGGACATTGAAGAACTCTAGGAGGATTTTGCCCTCTCGGGTGGAGTTTTTTAATCCTTTTAAATCTACAGTTTCACCGTTTATTATGAAATCAACATGACCGATGTCTTGTTTTTTGGTGGCTTTCTTGATTGTCAAACCAGCAGATAAACAAGAGCCGTGATACCTCTCTGTGGATTCATCTATTAGTTTTTGGGTGTGGGCTACATGCTTAGAACCCGACAAACCCCGCGCTTTATCTGACATCATAGGTTTATTATAGAGAAATTGGTTAGCTCCGCAAGCAAAAAAACCCCCACCCGCAATGGATGGGGGTTTTCATGAGGCGCATGGTATCGGGATTAGCGTCTATCCTTTGCTTTTCCGATGTTTAAAGCTGCCCAGTCGATGACTGCGTAGACCTTCGACCAGAGACTCCCCTTTGTGGGGGTAGGGGTAGCTGCGGCCACAGCGGAAGCAAGTGCAATAGCGCTAGTTACCACGCCAAACCAAGGGTTATCCTGAAGTAATTGAAGAATAATGTCCATTTTAAATAGTTGTTATTAATATTATTTACACTTTTAATGGTATTTCAACCGTTATTTCCCCTGTCCTCTGGATTTTTTCTTATAAAATTTGCTGGCTTTGTTAAAAGAAGTCTTCTTTTTAGAGTTAAATCCCTTATAACTCTTCTTTCTCTTTTCTTCGTAGGAGGATGATTGTTTAGTCTTCATTTGTCCTTAACAAATTGCCCCTCGACCATCTTACCAGTCCTGTCTTTGATCTCATCGTAAGCCAACTGCAAACAAGAAGTGCTCTCAAGATCAACCATTTCAGCTGCAATAATAATGGTCACCAACATATCTCCGATACCATCGGCCACCTCATTCTCTAATGCTTCTATTGTTTTGGCGTGAACATGACTAGGCTCGCGATCCATCGCTTGATGCCAGTCTCGTAGATTTTTTACAGCAAGAATTGTTTCTTCAAGTTCTTCCTGTGTTTTGTCTAACTGAGCTAAAGTATCTCCATTATCAAAGATACCTCGGTCTTTTGCCCAACCGATTACCTTGCTTTCTAATTCGGAAAAATTATTCATCTTCTTCAAGTCCTTCGAATAGTTTCTTTTTTTCTCGTTCGTATTCTTCTAGAGCGTGATCCTCTGCGGTCATTTTGAAATCGCCAAACGTAGACGTTGACCCATCTAAGCCAAATATTTTTTTAATTTGTTTGTTGTCAACTACAGGCATCTCCGAAACATCAAGAGAGTCATCAACTAAAACTTTCTTAGGGGCGATTTCCTGTAATTCGGCACACATAGAGAAGATTTCTCTTTTGCTTATTAGCTCGCCGCTCAATGACATGCGCCTCAACTTGTCAACTTCTTTGCAAAAATTAATATAATCCAACTCTTGGACAATCCGCTTCTTTAAATGACTATCATAAATAAAGGCATCAAACGCCTCATAACGTTCATTAAGCAAATAATTTTCATCAAGGGAAACCTCAACGGGATGGTAACCAGACTCCCCCAAAACATACCTGAGGACATCTTGTTTGCGGACTTGAATCGCTTGTTCTTTCATCAACGCCCACAATAGAGAGTTCTCCCCCCGTGTCAACAAAAATCTACAGAATTCTTATTCTGCTTCTAATCTTAGAAACATGTCTGTTTTTTTCTAAGACTGAGCCGCCCTCTCGGCTCCCTGCTCCATTAGTATTACCCTCAATGGTTTTCACATAGCCCCTTGAATCTACGTCTGCGATAGCGATAGCGATATGAGAAAAAGTAAAAACTATAATGTCTCCAGCATTAATGTCCTCGTTGGTGGGTTTGCGAAGCCCCACTCCATTCGCGGCTTGTTGTTTAGCCCAGTTTTCAAAGTCCCATGCCCCCGCTGTTCTGGGTCTTGAGAATTTCACATCCTCACCCTCTATAGCCTCCCTTACAAGCCAGCAGATGAAAGCCGCGCACCAAGGCCATCCTTTATCGGCGTCGAGCCATGTCGCCGCCTTGTATTCGTCTACCTTGGGGCCACAATTAGTTCCATCTACCTCGGAAACACCAATCTCTCCACGGGCCAACGATACCATCTTCTCGGGTATGCTGCTCCCAGAAATCGTGGGTTCCTTGGTGGATAATTTGGCCAGTATAGCGTTCCAAGTTACTGGACCGTCTGCTCCATCACTAGAAACACCCAAAAGTCTTTGGACGGCCTTTACTACCTCTCTTTTACCTTTAAAATTCATTATTTAAATTTCTTTTTAAGGAATTTTAACGGGCGCTTTTCAAACTTTTTGGCCAAACAAACAATTCCTCCGATTACTTCTGGACTTACTGCACCAATTATACCATACGTTATTGCCTTCATAAGGGATGAAACCTCTGTTTGTTCTAGGACAAACCAAGCAATTCCTGCGGCAATTGCAGCGGTTGCAATCTTTTTAAACTGCTCCTTAACAGTAAGGTGGTTAGTGCCAGTCAGAAGCCTAGCAAACATAGCAGCAGCCCCGATTAAAGGAACAAGCCACCCCCCACTAAGAAACTCTTTTATTATAGACTTTTCGGGTTCCATGTTAAACTAATTACACTTTCTACGAAAAAAGCCCCCCATTAGGGGGACTTTTTATTTCGTTTTTAAAAGATTTATCTTAGAACCTGAAAGAAACCCCTCCACCAACCGACCAATCATGCTCTAAAGCATAAGCACTAGAAGAATCAAGATCATTGTCATGATAAGCCGCCTTCACAAAGAGAGAGAGACTGTCATTAAGCTCATAGGTGGCTGCGACCCCAGCTTCTACCCCATCATACTCGTCAGCAATATTAACTGCCGCAAATGGAGTAATAGTAAGATTCGCCACGGGAGTAGCGAAATCGCGAGAAACCATCACTTCCACCCCATAAGGGCCAGACGAATCAGCTTCGTGCCACACGGTAGCCGTGAGGTCAGCAATATCGTGGGCATAAGTTAGCGCAAGACCAACCTCTTCCCAACCCCCATTAGAGGAATCAATCCTCTTGAGATGCGCTCTAGCGCCCAAGCTCTGACCAAAAATCTCAATTGGACGAGCATAAGCAATAGACCAATCTTTCTCTGTATCGCCATCAACATCGTGAAGGTCAATACCCACAGAAAGATGCGCTCCCTCAACGGGAATTCCCACAAGGGCAGAAAAAGCAAGAGAATCTTCTCTTGTGGCTACGCCACGATGAGTCGATAAATTGCTATAGTTAACGCCAAGCTCAGGAGAAACACTCTCCAAGAGATTAGTGATAGTAACACCTGCGTTACCAAGGGTAACGCCCAACATGGTTGCAAGACTAAATAATAGTGTCTTCATATTTTTGTATTATTAACGGTTTAAAGCGATTGTCAAATTAATTTTACACATTCTGTGTCATAAAAGAGAATATAAGGGCTTATTTTTATTATCTACATGTGAATACGTATTCATCGCTGTCGCTATTTTTTCCCCACCTTTTTTATTAATCTCCAAACTTGATATCGGTCTTTATCTTTTCCCATTGCTGCCTCAATGGCTCTCCTCGTAATGCTTTTATCAGAAGCGGTGAAGGTCACCTCTTGGAAACGAGGCTTGTCACTTTTAATAATGTTTATATTAACAGCTTCAAATGTAGTTTTTAATGCTCGACGAACATCATTCTGGCAATCCGCTCAGGTGACCCCCGACATAACAGCTCTGTAGCGTGTCTCGTCGGCCTTAATCAAAGGAGCCAGCCCCAACATGAGAAGTATAAATAATTTTTTCATAACTAATTTACGCGGAGGTGCCGATGCCTACGCCAGCACTAATGCTATCTAAGTAAGATTCGCGCATCTTCTTAAGATCTACCACCCTCAACCCTTTTGTCCTGTCCCCCTCAATTACCAGATCAAAGTTTTTGGGAACGATTACCTGATCTCCATTGGGAAGGAGTATTTCCCCAGGTGAGTTATCTGCCATCATCCCATCGATTTTTATTCGGGAATCGGAAGGCCAACGCACTTTCTCTAGTTTAAGAAGGTTTTTTGTGTGACGGAAGCAACCGTTTCTAATATTTATTCCTCTCGCATCCCATGTGCACACAAGGGGCTGCGTGGTCAGCTCTGTCTCAAAATTTTCAATCGTTATTTGGTGAGCATCCCCCCACTGGAGTCCTGTTCCACAATTATGAGAGGTAATATTCTCCAACCTAAGAGAATAAACCCTGCTTGAACCAAGCTCAAATGCAACTGCCCCCTCTCTCGCAACAGAATCCTCTCCACCTTTAGCTGCATCACTAAATACATCTCGGACAGAGTAAGTATCTCCCCCTAACTTGACCCCCACAGCATTCTCACCAAATCCGCGCACCACCAAATTGTCTACCCCCGCTGACTGTTGGGCACCACGAAAACAAACGCCGTTGAGACCGTGCTGTGATTGTATGTGTATATTACGAATCCCCGCACCAAAGTTGCTATAAAATGACCTTTTGTTTGGTTGTTTCCAGCTGAGAATCCAGTCGCCCTCAAAATCTTCTTCAGCGCAAAAACCACAGGAAGATCCTAGATGATGCCCCGCTCTCACCGACCCCTTTAACTGCACATGACTGTCCAAAAAGAGGGTTCTGTTTAGGGGATACCAATCAGTCAATACGAGAGTCCCACTGTGTTGACGACTACCCGACTTGTTTAACTGCTTCTGAGCCCGCTCAAAATATGCAGTCCAGTCAACTGGGAGTTCTGGGTGTGCGTTATCAATACCATATTTTTCAAGAATTTCTCTTGCTTTAATTATTTCGGCTTCAACCTCCTCTTTGGAGGGGATGATTATTTGTTTCATTTGGAATAAATTTCTCTTTCGAGCCTCCTAAAACGAGCATCAGAGTGCCAAACCTCATCAGTTTGGGGGGTATAGGTTCCATCCTTTGTTTGAATGGGGCTATTCATCCTGAGTCTCAGAGTAGAAGGCTGATATATGTTCAAATTGCTCACGCTCAGTGGTGAGTCGCTTCCGCAAGAGGTCAGCGCGATCAGCATCATTGCCATCCCCGCTACCCCTAAGCTTTTCAATTTCTTGGAGGATTTCATCTTCTCGTTCTCTTTGTTCGCGGTGAAGATCATAATAGAATCTCTTGTTTTTAAGATTTAAAAATAATTCTAAAGATTTTATAAGGGATTTAAGTAGTGCCAACATCTGCTTCCTTAGAACAGGAGAATACCTCTGTTTCCACTCCCTCGGGAGCAACCTCCCTAACGGAGCCGCCAACTACTTTGGCGCAATCAATTGCCCAGCCCAATGCCCCTTCCAAGGCCGAACTGTAACAATGGTGGAACTGACCCTTGCGGGTGTATACCCTATAAATAACTGGTTTTTTGCTCATTTTTGCGGTTTGAATTCAAGTGCTACTCTTCCAACATTTTCTTTGTCGTCTGACAACATCCCGTGAATTAAAACACAGTCTGGAAGGAAGTCAACACTTTTTTCATCTAAAATATAACGGTCGTTTTTGAAAAAAAGTTCTCGCACTACATGGCGTGGTCCCTTGCGGGTATGTCCTAGCGAAGCTTCCTTCCCCATTAGGTGTTCTGTGGTCTTGTTTGTTCCGACCACCTTAAATATTACACTCATACGTTCTGATTTACACCAAACTACACTTTTTTTCTCGTCATTGAATATTATGACCCTTTTGTCGTATCTTTCAATCCATTTTTTATAAGATTTTACCTTGTGCTTTCTTCGTATTTCGCTTTTAATATAATTTTTATTGTGATTTTTCAGGGCTAGATCAAAAATAGCGCGTGTTGTAGACACAAGATCCAAGCTGCTGAAGCTCTTACTCACCCCAAATATAAAGGTAACATCTAAGCATGATGGATATTCAGCGATAAAGGCTACCACCTTTATTTTAGAATTCTCTTCTGCCACATAAACGTGGCAGGTATCACAATAGAAAGAAAACAAACCCTCTATTTTTTTCCTTTTTAAATGGGGGGAATGAATATTTTCTAGATCATATGGTTTAGACCTAATAAAAAAATCCCAGAACTCG